CTTGTAGAATACCTTTGATGTTAAGTCTGGATAATTGTGATAAACATACAGTTAGTTTCTGTGCTACAACACCGCCGTGGTTATTGTTTATATCTCTAACTGTGTAATTGATTTTTGGAGTTACATTGAATACAGATTTTGTACCAACGAAGAATTTACCATTTTCTGGATTAATACCACAGATAATAGCTGGTGCTCCGTCCCATTTGACGGTAATATTGGCTGTGTCACCTGTACCTGCCAACATATTTCTAACTGACTTTAGAAAGTTGACTGCATTGTCACCACCTATCATACCTCTATTGATGATATCATCTTCAAGATGTTCTAAGTGTGTGTTCTTGTCCTGTGTAAGGAAACCTTTAAAATTAAACATTTTTCTCTCTCATTTTTATCCATTATACTATAAAATATGAGGTTTGTCAAGCCCTCTCAATCAGTCCATTAACAAATATATTACTATTTATAATACTTTATCTCTAGTATATTTTAATAAAGAAGCCGTTAGAATCACTTATTTTTTTAGCACCGTTTATCATCTTATTCATAATACCAGATAAGTCTTTTTTATTTTTTATAAAAAAATGCATTATTTTTAAACCTTGAATCTTCATAACCATATTTTCAGCAATATCCATATTAGATTTTGCAATATTAATTGTTTTAACAAACTCTTTATAACTTATTTTTTTTTCATTAAAAACTTTTGTGTCTTTAATAACAGTTTCATACATCTTATAAGTTTCTTTAAGTTTAGTTTCATCAAAATCTGAAAATGGTTTAGGTGTACCAAAATATTTTATACTATTAATTCTAGCATCCTTGTATTGACTCATAACACTATCAACCACTTTTGTAGGAATTTTTCCTAAACGACCTCCAGTTGGTGTACCATCAGATGTAATTTCGGTTTGTGCAGTACCATAACCATGAGGAAATCCTCTAACTTGTAAATTAATTTGTTTTTTTGTATCTTTATTTGTAAAGGTAAATAAACCTATTTCTTTACCTTCGATAGTTAAGTTACAATTAAATTTTGATATTTCAATATCGTAATCTGACACTTTAGTTTGACCTGGTACATTTGTATAATCTACATTTGCTTTTTCTGCAATTATCTGTTTAAGAGAAATTGGATAAAGAATTTTATTTTCATAAAGATTATACAATTTATTGTTAAACATATTAATTAATCCATCTGAAATGTCATAAGTTTCTACTATTTTTTTCAGAGCTTTGATTACTTTTTCTCTTTCATTTTTCTTAATAATATAAACATCTGCTGGATTCCAGGAATCTGATTTTCCTAATTTTGATTTCTTTAAAAATTCTGTAATAGTTTTTCCAAAACTTGATTTATCGGTAGCGTCATGTATAATATCATAACTAGTTAAAGAACCTACAATTTTTTTAACTGCTGGACCTGTGAGTTGAAATGTGTTATACCAATCAGCAAAAGCCTCCGGGTCCCTTACGAATATAGATTGTTTAGTATCTTCAGCAGTTGCAATTTTTTTTCGCAAAGACATTACAGTAGCTAACTCACCTGCGTCTGATAGTGCTTTACCTAAAGCATTTCTTGATTTGCCACCCATACCTGAGAATGGTGCTTTATCAATATCTGTAAATGTAAAATATTTTTTACCGTCCTGAAATATATAATCCCATTTATTATTAGGATAAAGTATCTTACTATATTTTGGAAAGTCTGTTTGTACTTTTTCTAAACTATCAATATTTTTAGTTCTTTTAAACAAGTAAGACTTACCATCTTTTACCTTAATCTTCGTGCCTTTTTTAATTTTAGCTACGATAGATACAATGTATTTTGATTTAGATAAATCTGCTTTGCTGAATAATGCCATAGTTCTCTCCTATAACATATTTATAAGAGAGTGTCAACTAGTAATTCCAAAGAAATTTGGGAATACCACCATTCTCTTGCCAAACTTTATGTTGATTTTGAAAGTCTGCTATTTTTTTTGCGTCTTCTTCGAAGAAATATTTAGCTACAACATTCTCTGTAGGTGTTTCTACTACATGCCATAGTATTTTTCTTTCTTCTTTTATCATCTCTACTGAATATGCTAATTTACCTTTCAAATCTACTCCACCTGGCCTCTTATCACCTTTATGAAATCTTACTTTTTGTGTCTTACTTTTTACCATAACTATAATTTAAAATCGCTAAACTTATTGTAAGCGTCCTCTTTTGGTTCTACTTGATTGGCGTCAACTATATTTTGACTTGATTGTTGTACATCATATAATCTCATCTTAGACCTATCAACACCAATAATAAATGCTCTGTTTACGCTTGGGTCATTATATCTATTCTTCAATTGTTTTACTTTCATCTGACCTAGTTTTTCTAATTCTTCATTTGACATTAAGGCAAACATGAAGTCAGCAGTAGCAGGTAGACCAAAAGATTCAGAAGTATCTTCAAGACCAAGGTCTGTACTTACGAAACCAGTTCTAGTTGTTTGTGTCGCACTAAAGATAGGCACATTTGCCTCTACAGCTAGACCCCTTAACTCTTCAGCAATTGCTTTGATGTAGAAGTAAGATGATATATTACCACCTTTAAATCTAGCACTAGCACAAATATTTAGATAATCAATAAAGATAACATCTGGTTTAAAACTTTTCTTTAATGCAAGTTCATTAATCAAAGACTTGAAGTGACCACTATGAGCAGACGCTGTTGGATATTCTTTGATGATAAGTCTACCTTGTGTTTTCTCTCTGAGTTTTTTAATCTTGCCATCATATAATGATTGAGGCATATCATGTAAATCTTCCATAGTGACATCTAGTAAGTTTGCGTCAATTCTTTCTGCAATTCTTTCCTCTGCCATCTCTAAAGTGATATACAATACATTAAGACCTTGCAACAAATAACTAGCCGCTACATGACACATGAACAATGATTTACCAACGCCAGTACCAGCAAGAGCAATGTTTAATGTCTTACTTGGAACACCACCTTTGGTAATTCTATTCATATAATCTAAATCAAATTGATACTTCTTCTCTTTAGTATGATAAAATTTAAATCTACTATCTGCGTCTTCAATGTAATCGTGACCAACTGACTTGTCAAATGATACAGCCAATGCCTCTGATAGAATATGTGGTATTGCCTCTGGTGTTTGTGTCTTATCTTTATTATCTAAGATTTTAATACCAGCTAATACAGCATTGTGTACAGCACGGTCTTTACAAAACTTTTCTGTTGTATTTAATAACCATTGGTCATCTGATTCAGTATTCTCAACACCAACAACATAGTCTTTTATGTGTTGTAATTCTTCTTCATTAATATCTCTTCGACTATTCAGTTCAATTAGAATAGCGTCTTTTGTAGGAAGATTATTATACTTCTCAATGAAACCAAAGACTTCACCAAACAATAATTGTTCAACACGATTACTAAAGTATTCTTCTTTAATAAAAGGTAAAACCTTTCTAGTGTACCCTTCGTTAAAGAAGAGGCTAGAGATTATTGTATTCTCAATCCGTGATTGCTGTACCATTATCTAATTTCTCCTCTAGTAGTTCTATTAAAATGTCGCCGATATAATCTATAAACTCTTTGTTGTCAAGCAATTCTAAATCATTAGGATTCTTATCAACTGTGTAATCAAATCTCATAGGCAACCTGCCATCTGGAAGTTCTTCCTCTTCCTTAGCTAGTTGCACTTTGCCATAATGATAAATTACATCTTTGAATTTACCCTCTGTCAACTTGACACAAGAATGTTCTTCGCCACTTTTTTGAGCGAAGGTATATCTTTTAGTCTTCGTCTTGTCCGTATGTGAATTTTCTTTTTGCATGTTCATCAATTTTATCTAATACTTCTTTTGTAAAATACTTTTCTGGATTCTCGTTGATAGTTTTACCAAATACTTTTGTACCATCAGCCATTTCAAACCTTGTAGATACTTTTGAAAACACACCAGCTTCTTCACCAAGTTCTAGTAAACCATAATGTCTATCTAGTCCTGTTTTGTATGTTAACTTAACATCAATCATTGCATTTTCTTTGGTCAATCTTGACTTATAATTTTTACAATGAATAATATTACCAATAACTTCGGTACCATCTTTGTCTTTTCTTTTACTTAGATATATAATTGATGAAGCGGCGTACTTCAAACCTGAACCACCACCCATTTCTTTTTGTGGGAACATAGAACCAATAACATCATATGTATGGTTGGTCATAATCATTGGAATGCCAGCCTTACCTAATTTTAATGTTAAAACTCTGAATGTAGATTTTACAATTTGAGACCTTGTCATATCTCTTGTTTCTTTACCAGCAGCCGTATCTTCCATTTCTTTTGTAGTCGATAACATACCCAAACTATCTAATACAAACAGTAAAGGTTTTCTATCTGACTCTTTTTGGCTTAAATATTTTTCAATCACTTTAATTGATTGACTTCTAAATTCTTGTACAGTTGCAACCGGAACAATTACCATTCTAGTAGCGTCAACACCTCTAGCTTCAATCATACTTTTTGAAATTGCACCCTCTGATTCAAAATAGATAACACCAGCTTCTTTGTTTACATCTAAAAAACTTTTACAGATACCTAATGCAAAGAAGGTCTTTCCTGTCGCAGCTTCTCCGGCAATTGCCGTAATTTTGTTTGCTGGCATACCACCATATATACTACCTGATAGTAACGCATTGAACGAATATGAGCCTGTGTCAATGAAACTGGTTACATCTGCACTATCAACACCCTCACTTACTAAACCAGCATATTCATTGCCAGTTTCTTTAATTATATCTTTTAAAAAATCACTCATATTTTCTCCTTAGTTATGTATAATATACACTATTTGTTTCAATTTGTCAAGCCTATTTTAATATCTCAACTTCACTATTCGTTTCAATGACAACTCTTGCACCACAAGGTAGAATAGGTTTCTCACTACCACCATATCTAACTACACTATCACCTAAGATTTTAACTTCGTGACAATATCTATTAGTTTTACCTTGTTTAACTGTAATAACAGGTTCATTGGTACCGTGTTTTTTGTTAGCTCTAATGACATGTTGATTGACATGTATGTAAGTTTTCGCTTTCTTCATCTTATAATATCTATCTTACTATCTTTAGTCCAGACCTCTAGGTCATTTCTAAGACGACCATCCTTATTTAGATTGTCAAATCTTTTTATGGCCATTTTTCTCCACCATTCTATGATTTCTTTTTCATTATATCTGTCATAGTTTGGTGCCTTAACTATATCTTGTGTCTTACCATTTACAATGTCTATAAAGTTTTCTATACCATAGTTACTTGCATAATATCTTTTTTGTTCGGTAAGATTTTTAGCATTTGCAATCGTAAGTTTAAATTTTTCTAAGTCATCACCTTCAAGTGTTTTCTTACATAGACCAATAATGCCGGTGGTCATTTTAAGTTTACGACTTGAAGCATCCGCTTTTACTAACTGACCTTTACCAATAATATTTTCAACATAGTCTACCATATCTAAGTATGGTTTACCATGCAACATAGGAATAAAATCTGACATTGTATTGCCTTTGTATCTTAAAAATGGTTTCATACCATCATACATTGAGGCACCTTTTGTTTTCCCATATAAAGATGTGGTTTCAAACAACACCAAGTTCATGTCATACTTCTTGTTTAACATCTCTCTAACTTGATGTGAACAACATAGACCAGCCAATAATTTACCACCAAGATAATTAAAACCAAATGGCTGGCATGGTACAATTACAAAACCCATAATAGCAGTCTTGTTAAATACTTTTAAATCAGGTACATTACCTAACATATCGTTTCTAGGTTTACAGTTAATAACTGGCGAACCAAATCTCATAAAACCTACAAACTTACCTGTGTTCATTTCTTTTACTGCAAGCTTTAAAGTCTTACCAGGAATACTTGTCATATTACTATGACTTGATATCATATTAATACAGGTGTCCCATGTGTGATTATCTAGTTCTACAACTTGTAAATCCATGTCCTTTGGTGACATAGTAAAATCGCAAAACATATCACTATCAAACCCCATACCAGGAAGACTTGATGGTAATGATTCAATCTGAGCCATCTTTTGGTCACGCATGTATTGGTCTATTCTTTCAAACTGACCAAAGTAGTCATTGAATATACCAGCACAATGTAGTGCCTGTTCTCTATCTAGGGTTTTCGCCATTCATCTTCCATAACATTAATATAGGTACAGTATACACTAAACTCAACCAAAAGGCAAGCTCTAAGTATATCATACTTCATTACCCCAAAAGTCCCAATTCTCTCTGGTTTTCTTACGAGCAAACAGTTCAATATAGGGGCCCGGAACAAGTCTTTCAATTTCACCATGTAAAAGTGGTTTTTCGGAGTGTCGACCTCTTGGTGCAACCACTAATTGAGCAACATCTTTATTGATTCGTTTTGGTCTACCTCTTGTTGCAAGTAAACACATTTCAGGATTACCTCTAGTCCAATAACCTAAACCTGTAAAAAATCCAAGTGTCTTTCTATTTGTTTTTGCCCATGTGAAACCTACTGTTTTATATTTAAATCCCCATGCGTCAATAACTTTTAATGCTTGGTCTAACATAGGGTCACACACCCACATTAACAATACACAATCCTCATCTGCAATGTCCTTAACAGGTAAATTACAAATATCATTTAGTGACATACAATCATAATGTTTTTCAGGACTTTTATCTTTGCCTTTATCTGACCGTGTTCTAAACAACCATGGTGGGTCTGCATAGATTACTTTATATTTTTTGTTTGGTAGTTCTATCATAGCCATTTCTCCAATGTTGTTACCGACTCTTCT